CCATCATGGATGCATTAGACATAGACATTCATGCATGTACCTTTAAATTGTGCTGCATAACTTGCTGAAATACCAAGTTCTAACATATCAGATAAATCAACTAAACCGCCAGTTCCAAATTCTACATAAGGCGCATATTTTGCCTTTGCCACTACTTCAGCGGTTTTTCCTTTTCTTTCTGCTTTTATAGACTGTTTTAAATTTCCACTATCAACAACAACATTCTGTTTTGCAATTCTAGAAATTTCTAATGCAGTTTTTCCAATCTCATTTGACAATATTTGTTTGTCAAAAGCTCGTAAATTATTCATCTTCTTTTTTAAAGATTTCAAATCGGATTGGTTTATTTTAATATAATTAGTTTGCATTATTCAGATTTCGTTGCAATTAATTTTGTGCCATAGTCTAAACTATAATCAAATTTTTCGTTTATTCTAAATTCCTGGCTTTTATTTTCAATAGTAAATATATCGCCGATTTGAATTAAATCAGCCGTTCTTTTACGCATTAATAACTCAATCTGTATTGAATATAATCGTTTACCAAAAGAATCCTCTACTTCGCCGCTTAACTCTTTTAAATCGCACCAAACTGTTGCAACATCTGACAAAGTAGAATTAAATCCTCCAAATTCATCTTCAGTTTTAACCAGCCTTTTTATTGTTATTTTTTTATTTAGTTTTCCGCTTTGCATTATAAAAACATTGCTTTATATGAATTAAGAATATTTTTTGACGATGTTGGAATGCTTTGAACACCTTTTAAATCGCCTGAATCAAAGTCGGCTCTATTATCATAATACGTTGAAATAAGTTGCAGCATCGCTTGCTTAACTAAAGCATCATTTATTCCAGTTGTTATGTAAGTAACTTTAACACGATCGCCAGGCCCTTGGTCTAATTCAATAGTTTCATTGTCTAAACCTAAAGTTTCGTAGTCAGTTGTAACCGTTCCGCTGATTGTAATCTCTTCAATACTTGAAACTGGGCCAAATGGCAAATCAAATAAACCATTTGTTGAATCTAAATAGTAAGTTCTATTTTTTGAAACAATATCTCTAGAAATATAGTTTTCGCACCAAATACGCGCCTGGATAATCATTTGAGCAATTAGATTGTCATCTGAAGCCGTATCAATACGAACGTAATCTTTAACGTCTTGAGCCGTTAAAACTTCATTGCCTTGTTGTGAATTGATTTTAATTTGTCGCATCGTCTTTGATTTCTATATATTCAACTTTTAATTCTTTTGTTTCAAATTTATCTTTATTCTTTTTTGTAGCAAATCCTTTTTTTATCCAAACTTTAGCAACGTGATCAGGCAAATTTATAATATCGCCTTCATTCAATCGTTTTCCGTTTCTTAAAATAGGTTGTTTTATTTTTAGCTTCATAATCTAAATTTTTGTAAAAATACAAAAAAACCGCCACTATTAAATAGCAACGGTTTTAACAAAAACAAATATGAAAACACTATATAAATACAAAGTTATTAAAATAATTTTTAGTATCTATATTTTTCCCTAATCTTATGCTTTTTATTTTACCATTATTTTTAAAAATATAAAAGCCGTTGTGATGTTGCACATATATGGCAAAGTAATCAACTTCTTTTTTACTATATGCTTTACCGTTGTTTTTCTTTACAAAGGAACGAATAACCTCTTCGTCTTTTGTAACTGATTTGATTTGTATTTTTTTAAAGTCTTTACCAGTATCTAAAACGCAATCATAAGGCGATGCATCTAATAAAGGGAACGAAACAAAAAAGCCTCTAGTCATTGCCTCAACTGCAAACTGATATTCAGCAATACAACCTATTGTGTTTAGATCCATATTCCAAATATACACAAAAAAAAAAGGTAAGCATATTTTAGAACGGCTTACCTTTAGGTTGTTTTTTATTCTTTATTTAATACTAATGATATAAATATAACTGCTAAAAAAGAAGCGCCTATATAATCGTTAAATAATATTATCTGCCTAACTGCTGCAAATCCAAACAATAAAATTAGACTGTATTTTATTTTTTTTTCCATATTACATCATATCAGTATTAAAACAAGTTTGTGAACAAACGCCCTCCCTGTCAATAGGTTTGTCGCAAACCGTACAATTAAATTCTTTTTCATCTTCAGGATAATAATAGTCCATAATATTAAAGTTTAATTTGTAAATCCTCTTCCATATAATAAATTTCACGCTCTAAATAATCGACCGCCTTTTCCAAGTCTTTTAGCTCGTTTTCTTTTTTACCAGCACGACAAACGTATTTAATCACATTGCCAAGGTTAAAAGATAAATCATAATCCTTAATAACATCAATTAAATCATAATCTTTGCCATTTTCATAGTGTTTAGGTATACTCTTCATAAATTTAAATTTAGTAGTCTTAAAACGGCTCTTTTAAACCTTTTAAGAGTTGTTTGTTGTTGTATTTCTTTTAAGTGTTCAATATTTTTTACAAATATCTTTTTTTTATTCTTAATTATATACAATTTTTTAGAATTAAAAGACATTTTATATTTCTTTGATTGTTATTTTAGCGCCTTTTAACCAGTCCTCAAATACGATTTGTTTATCTATAAAAACAGATGGTGCAAAGTCTTTTAAAACATATTCGTTTTCGATTTTATCAATGATTTGATGTTTAAAAACTTGCTCTAAATAATCCATATATAAAAGATTTCCTTTTTTAGTTGTGCCAAAAATGTATTGATCTTTAAAAACTTTATTTATTTGCTCTTTTGGAACTCTAAAATTTTTGTAAAAAGTTTTATTATCTAATTCAATTATTCCAGTCCTTTTTAAAACAATAGAAAATTCATATTTAAAACATTCTTTGTTTAGGTATTTTATAGCTTCAACCATTTTTTAGTAATTTTTTCGATTTGTTTTATTTCTGCTTTTTGCTATTTGTAGTTTTATTTCGTTTTCTAATAATTCAATCTTTGATTTTAAATATACATCATCAGGGTATAATAAATCAAAAGTCTGTTTAAATTCTTTTAGTGCTTTCATAATACCTCTATTTTACCGTTTCTATAATGTTGGCATATAACACCAGTATTTAAAATAATTGTCTTAAATGGTATTAAATTCTTGTTTTCTCTGTACTCTTTAATAAATCTTTTAATTGTTTTCATAATGTTTAAATTAATGGCGGTTTTTACACCGCCGTTTGTTTTTAGTATTGTTTTTGATATTCTAAACTTCTATCTTCTTTACTAAAAAAGTCAAAACCTCTTTTTTCTGTATTGTCTTTTAAAAACTTATTTGATTGTCTTTTAGTTTCAAAAGTTAAAACGTTTACTGTGTTTTCTGTTACGTGGTTAAAAATTCTTAATTTATACATAATATTTGCTTTTGTTTATTTACGTCTTATTGACATTCCAAAAATAATACCTTTTTCCGAATTAAAAAAATATTTTCAGTTTTTTTTAAAGTTTTTTTTCATTTTATTTTTAACTACTTGAAAATCAGCAACAAAAAAAGGCCTAGAAATTAATCCAGGCCCTTCTAAATATAAAAATTTACTTACTATGCAGTTTCTAAAGCTGCTTTTGCAGTTGCAAATGATCCATTAACGAATGCATTTGGTAAATAGTTAGTTAAAGCAATTCTCTCGCTTACTCTAACAGTTACAAATCCATCTCTTACGTTAGTTCCATCTTCTCTAAAGAACTCAACATTTAAACCATCTCTAACCCATAACTGTGTTCCAACGCTAAAGTTTCCAATTAAGAAAGTTCCAGCAGCGATTGCAGTATTTAATACAACTTTCACACCCATAAATACTGGTTGTAATCCGTTATATACTTGGTCTTTTAAATAGTTGTTTTGAGTATCTTTTAACAATAGTATTTTATGGAAATCACTTGGATTTAATAAAATAGTATCTGCATTGTAGTTAGCTAAAGCTAATTGATTTAAAGACGCTACAATTACGTCAAACTCATTTGCAGACTCAACAGTTCCAGCTAAAGAACCAGCAGCAAAGTCAGCAGCATCTCCAATGATTCCGCTTAATTGCGCACCTGTTCCAGCACCGCTTAAGATTTGAGCATCTTCTACTTCTAAAAGTTTCTCAGGCGCTCTAGTTGAAATGTAAGAAGTCAATTGTGGCGTATCTGCTAGCATCTCTTCAGAAATACGGAAATAAGTTCCAATTTTTCTAACGTTAGCATCGCTTGCAGTCATATCAAAATCAGACTGTGTTAATGTTGCACCTTCAGCAGTTGCAGCAGCACCGTTTGAATATCCGCTTTCTTTTACGAAACGAACAACGTCAGATTGAGTTGAACCTTGCGCTAATAATTGTCTAATGTGAACTGGTCTTGTAGGATCAAACTTATATCCTGGAACTCTGTCCGCTGGAATAACTTCACCTGTAAAGTCAGCTGCAACAGTCATATCTGCTTTAATCTCAAAAGATGCAGATCTTGAATGACCTTTTGACATTGCTTCGATTGCACCGCCTTCGATAGCTTCGTTTAATGCACTTTTAAAAGTCATTCTTTTAGTTGCGCTAAATTGTTTTTTGTTAGCTACTTCCATAGCATCTAAACGCTCGTTTATTTTGTTACCTAATTCAGTAACTTCATTTTTAGCAATTTCACTTGCTTTAACTACAACTGCATCTATTGCGTTGTTGTTTGATTTTTCGATTTTTGAATCAATAGCTTCATTGAATTGATCCAATTGGTTTTTTAAATTTTCGTCCATTTTTTTATTTTTTTAACGAATTAATTAAATAGTTATACACTTCTGAATCATTGTTTTTTACTTCAACATTCGGCGAAGTGATAATTTCAGTCGGCTTCGTGAACTCAATAAATAATGATTTTAATTTTAAAATTTCAGCTTCAATGGCGAATCCCATTTCGTCCGAAATTTGTCCTTTTCTTAATAATTTAGATAAATTATCATAACGCTTTGACAATTTTTCTACATCAACATTGCCTTTTACGTCTAATATTTTAGCTTGGTCGTTTGCTGCTAATGTAACGGCGCTAATTTCAAAAAGTTTA